GGGCGCCGTCACGTCCGCGATGCCGACGGGCGAGGGAGTCGACAAGTCGATCGGCGTAACGGCGCTGGTCCGGGCGTGGGCGCCCTCCTCGATCGGCGGTAGCGGTCAGGCGCAGCGCGGACTAGCGTTGTACGAGGCGAGCTCGTCGGGCGCCAATACGGGCGAGGTATGGCCGGTCGAGCAAGGCGGGACGGCGCGGCCGGAGCTCGTCCTCGTCCTCGAGGTATTCGACTAGGGAGGTCCGACATGGCAGTACCGGCGAGACCGACGAGCGGCGTACCGATAGAAACGGCATGGGGACAGGTCGCCCACGATACGGCCGTCGCACAGGACATACAGGGCGGCTCGTTTACCGCCACGATCCCGACGAGCGGGACGCGCGTTGATACGACCGTGACATTCCCGCGCCCGTTCGCCGCGGCGCCCGCGGTAACGGCGATGGCGCTCGCGGGCGCGGTGCACATCGCGAGCGGCGTCGGCGTCGCGTCGACGACGTCGGTCGTCATCGGCATTTTTCGGCGCGACGGCGGCGTCCTCGCGGGCGGTACCGTCACGGTCTATTGGCAAGCCGTCGGACCGCGGGCGTGATCCCGTGGACACGCTACCCACGATCAAGCGGATACTCGCCGTCGCGGCGCTAATCCTCGCCGTCGCATCGTTCGCCGGGCTCGGCCCGACGCTCCTCGCGCTCGCGATCATCGCGCTTGCGCTCGCCGTGGTGCTATGAGGGTGCTCGGGCTCGTGCTCGCCGGCATCTCGGGAGCAATCGTCGGCTTCCTCTTCGGCTTTGCGCTCGCGAGCTCGTGAAGCTCTATCGGATCCCGTGGCTCCGGCCGCTCTTCCTCGCCTGGTGGATGTGGCGCGAGCGAGACGTGCTCGATGCTCGGAGCACGACGGGAGGCAAGAGCGCTCCGGAGTATGAATTCGGCAAGGTCTCGGGGCTCTCGCCGGATCTCCTCGTGCTCACGGAAACAACGGAGAGCCCCTACGTGTGTTGCGGCTATTGCTCGGCGGCAATGGCGTGCCGCGCAGCTCGTACGGGGCTCGGCGCGACGATGAGCGCGACGGCTCATCCGATCCGTTCGCAGGGAGGCCGGCCGCACGACAACGGGAGCCGTGCCTCCGAGCTCCGTGCCGGCGCGAAGAGCGCGCATGGCGTGACGCTCGAGGCGCTCGCGAAAGCCGAGATCCCCGAATGGCTCCGAGCCGGATATGCCGTCGTGTGCAATCTCGAGTACGCCGATCTACCAGGGTGGCTCAAGGTGCAAGGCGGATCGTTCGGCCATTCCGTGTGTCTCTTCGGATGGCGCGAGGATGGGGATCTCGTCGGCTTCTTCGATCCGCTCTATGCGCAGGGAGCTCGAGCTCCGTGGGCTCCGTGGGCGCAAGTCAAGCCGGCGCTCTGGGGAGACGGAGAGCATTCGGGGACGAAGACGAAGATTCTCCCTCCGGAGCCGGAGCCGGATCCGTCTCCTCCGCCTCCTCCGGCCGAGACGTATACGAGGGCCGAGCTCGAGGCCGCGGCGCGTGACGCGGCCGTATGGGCGATCGTGAGCGACGATGACGGCGAGGTAGGGGAATGGGTGTCATGGCTCAACGCTCCTCGCGTGCTCCCGTCGGATCGATGGGATACCGGCACATGGGAGGATGACGAGCTCGCCGTGGAGATCCTCGAGATCCTCCTCGAGCCGTGCTCGCCTGGTAGGCCGGCACGCTGGGCTCGAGGGCCGATCCCGCATCCCGTAGGGCCCGCGCTCGAGGCGATCCGCCTCCCGGCCGCGTGGGATGATTCGGATTGGCGTGCGGCGCTCTGGCAGAGCGTGTAGCATCCCGGCGAGGCCGGCCGTTGTATCTCGCAATCCGACGGCCGGCCGTTGCTCCCTAGGTTGCGAGGATTGCGAGGCGCGCATGGATCGTCGGCCGTCGTGGACGTACTACCCTCCCGAATTCTCATGGCGTACCAGCTCGTGGAGCGATCGAGCTAGAGCCGCGCTCATCGTGCTCGGCATCTTCGCGATCCTCCTCGCCGGCGCATCGAGGCCGACCTAATGCCTCCGCTCGGGCCGGCAAACTTCCTCGCTCGGGAGGGCCGCGTCTCGGCGAGCGAGGTTGCCGCGCTCATGCCGGAGGGCCATCCGTACCAGGATGCTCGAGACGTATGGGATCGCATCTCCGGCGTGAAGCTCGCCGAAGACGTGCTCCCGTCGCCGGCGATGCGGATCGGCTCGATCCTCGAGCCGGCGATCCTCGAGGCCGCGGCCGATCTCTACTCATGGCGCGTGCGGGCGAACGCTCGAACGCTCATCCATCCAACGTTGCCGCTCGTCGCGACGCCGGATGGCTACGTGCTCAACGCTCGCGAGCTCGTGGAAGTCAAATGGAGCGGCAATCCGACGGGATGGATCAATCTCCCGGCTCACGTGTATTGGCAAGCTCAAGCGCAGCTCATGTGCGCGCCTGGGTACCGTGCCGTTTGGGTAGTCGCGCTCGCCGGCCGCATGAAGCGCTGGCGCGTGGAGAGGAACGCGACGGCATCCCGTCGCATCGCTCGTGCCGTTCGCACGCTCATCGATGCCGTCGCCGACGGCACGCCTCCGGAGCATCTCATCCGAGACCGCTCCACGATCGACACATGGAATCTCGATATCCCTAGGAGCCTGACGGAATGAGCACACTTACGGACAACGGCACGCTCGAGGTCGGGGGAGACGTGACTCCCGGCACGTACCCTTGCACGCTCATCGAGCTCGAGCGATTCGAGATCATCTCCACCGGCGAATTCGATACGCCGGCCGGCGAGGCGATCCCGAAACTTCGTTGGCTATGGGCGACCGAAGACGGCACGACGATCGAGGGCTCTACCAGTCTCGCGACGGGCCCGCGCTCGAAGATGCGCGCATGGATGGCGGCGCTCGACGTCGATCTCGCAAAGCCGGCGACGATCAAGCTCTCCTCGCTCATCGGCCGGGAGGCGCTCGTCAACGTCGCGTTGAATGAGAGCGGATACGCGGCGATCGCCTCGATCGTCGCCGTGCCGGCAAAGCCGAAGACGCGAGCGCAGCGCGGCGATCCCGGTCTAGGGCTCGAAGAGCTCGATAGCTAGCCTCGATGCGAGCCGCGGCCGAGCGCTACGGGATCCCTCCCGAGCTCCGGCCGCGGCTCGATCGTTGCATCGTGTGCGGGAGGGAGGATGATCTCGAGGCGCAGTACGCCGACGGAATGCGTGTGCCGGCATGCTCACTACACCGGGAGCCGGCGATCGTAGTCGCATGGGTTCGCGCCTGGTGCGATCACACTCGATGGAGGATCAACCGATGACGCTCCGAGAGATGCTCGGCGATGAGCTCGTGCAACGGATGGCGGAGGGAGGAGCTCGGATCGCGCATCGAGGCCGGTGCGTCGAGTGCGGGCATATCGGGAGGCTCGGAGCGTTCCGCTACGTGGACGGCACGCCGGCATCGCTCCGATGGTGCCCATCGTGCGGGAGCGCGGTACCGATGACGCTCGCGACGATCGTCGATCGGCCATGAGCACGTCTCCGAGCACGATTCCCGGCATGGGACAGGTTGACGGCAGGGGCCGAGCGACGATGCTCGGCACGAGCCGCAAGGGCTATCACGTCTCGCACGTGATCACGCCATACGTGCGCGAGATGAGCACGATCGAGAGCCGGCGTGCGTTCGAGCTCTGGCGTCGATACAACCCGTATGAGCCGATCGTATGGCGTCGATCGGGCCGAGGGCTCTACTGGACAACGCTCAAAGCCGCATCCCTCGAGGATGAGCTCCTCAAGATGGCCAGGCGACGCGAGCGTGGGATCCGGCAATCGATCGCGACGCTCGCACGCTGGACGGGAGCAACGGCGGATCTCGTCTCCCGCGTGCTCCGGAGCCTCGCAAAGCGCGGCATCGGGAGCCTGGTAACGGAGCGCGGGAGGCACGCTCGAGCGACGTTCCGCCTCTTCGCGAATTCAATCCCGCAACCAATAAGGCATAGGGATGCGGCATTGAATGAGGAGCGGCTCATCGCGAGCTATCGCAAGCGCTACTCCGACGAGGAATGGGCCGAGCTCATGCGTCTCGGCGAGCTATGGCGCGAGGGGCTCAAGCGCTCGCTCGCCGCGGTAGGGTTCGAGGGGCCCGACGCCGAGCCTCGATATCTCGCCTATATGGCCGAGCTCTACCGTTGATCGCGTTTGCGGTGTACGCAAAGCCGATCCCGCAGGGCTCCCTCGTGCCGATGCTCGTCAAGGGCCGGCCGGGAGTGCGCTATCTCAAAGCCGACGAGCTCTATGAATGGCGCGCAAGCGTGGCTCGAGCGTGTCCGATCGATGCTCCCGAGCCTGGTGCGTACCGCGTCTCGATCACGTTTCATATCGAGCGACCGAAGAGCGTCAAGCGCTCCATGCCGACGGTCTATCCCGATCTCGATAAGCTCGTGCGAGGCGTGCTCGATGCGCTCACGGGTCGCGTATGGGCCGACGATGCGCAAGTGTGCGAGCTCGTCGCGAGCAAGCGCTATGCGATAGGGCATGCCGGCGCAGAGATCGAGATCGAGCGTCTCGAGCCGTCGCTCGTGGGCATATGGGCATGAGCATTCGCACATCGCAAGCGCAGCGCGTACGCATGCGCGCTCATCTCCTCGAGCGCGACGGCCGCACGTGTATGCGATGCGGAGATCCCATCGATACCAGGGAGACGCCGAGCATCGGCCATATCAGGGCTCGAGCTCGAGGAGGATCCGACGAGCCGCGCAATCTCCGGATCGAGCATCTCCGATGCAATCAACGTGCCGGCGTCGATCGTGAGCCGATCGTGAGAGCGAGGCCGGTTTTTCACGTGCCGGAGATCTCCACGACAGAGCCCAACGTTGCGTCGAATGGTGCGCGATCTCGGGCGATCCGGCCGAGTCTCGTGCGATACGCCGAGATGCCCGCTAGGGGCCCTAGGATCGACGGAGACGGCCGATGACGATCGGCGAGGGTACGCGGCCGCAAGACGTAGGGAGGCGACGTACGCGGCGAATGCCGGCGCCGGAGCCGGCGACGCTCGAGCTCCTCGATCGATACCGCGCCTCGATGCGTCGCGAGCTCGCTCGCGTGCTCGATGCGATCGAGCGGCTCCCTCCGGAGGATGCGAGCGATCGTGCAAAGCGATGGGATCTCGCGATCAAGCTCGGCAGGGAGCTCGGCGCTCGGGATCACATGACGGCCGAGGAGCTCGAGCCGCTCACCAGGCACACGCCGGCACGAGCTCCTCGTTTCACGGCACGGGAGCGGCGCGATCTCGCGAGCGACTAGGCTCCCTCCGCCTCGATGGGAGACGCCTCTCCCGGCGACGGCCGTCGGCTCATGGGGCCCGTACGTCATCGCGTTCGCCGAGCGCGAGCTCGGGATCAAGCTCGATCGATGGCAGAGCCGAGCGATCAAGAGAGCGCTCGCGTTCGATCGCGATCAACGCTTATGCCATCGGGAGTATCTCGTCTCTACCGGCCGGCAATGCGGGAAAAGTGCTCTCGTGCGAGCGCTCGTCGGATGGGCGCTCACGACGTACCAGGGGCCCGCGTGGACGTTGATGTATGGGCTCGCGTACAACCGGGCTCAAGCGAAGATTCCGTACGATGCCGTGCGAGCGGATCTCGAGCCGATCGCACGCCGGCTCGGCGGCGAGTCTCGAGGAGGCCTCGCGATCACGCGCTATCTCGGGATCCGCTCGAACGTGGGCGGATGGCGCCGGGAATACCACACGACGAGCCGGGAGGCTCGAGACGCGCTCCGAGGCTTCTCGATCGATCTCGGGCTCTTCGATGAGATCCGTACGCAACGGGATGACGAGACGTACGCGGCGCTCAAGCCGACAACGGCCGCACGGGCGGAACCGTTGATCTTCGAGACGAGCTCGGCCGGCGACGAGCGGAGCGTGCTCCTCCGAGCGCTCTTCGAGCGCGGGATCCGGATCATCGAGCGAGCCGAGCCGGCCGAGGGATTCGGAATGTCCTGGTACGCGGCCGATGACGGCGACGCTCCCGACGATCCGAGGGCATGGCGCAAGAGCTCGCCGGCGTACGCCGAGGGCCGGCTCTCCGAGGCGTCGATCCGAGACGAGCTCCGAGCGCTCACGCCGAGCACGTTCCGTCGGGAGAGGCTCAATCTCTGGGCCGACGCGAGCGATGAATGGCTCCCTCCCGGCGTATGGGCCCGTCAAGCCGGGAGGCTCGAGGGAGATCGCCGACGCGTCGTGCTCGCGATCGACGCGACGCCGGGATGGGAGCGAGCCTCGATCGCCGTCGCCGTGGAGCCGACGAGCGACGATGCTCCCGTCTTCGTCGGCATCGCCGCGGATCTCGCCGCGGTACCAGGCTCGAGCGTCTCTCCCGGCGAGCTCCTCGAGGCGCTCGATCGCGTCGCCGGCGAATGGGCTCCCTCGCTCGCCGTATGGAGCCGCTCGAGCTCCGTCGCGCTCGCGCTCCGAGGATGGGCGATCGAGGCCGATCTCCCGACGCTCGAGCTCACGGGAGGAGACTTGCGGAGCGCATCGGAGATCTTTCGGAGCGAGCTCGTCGGGGCTCGCCTGGTGCACGCCGATGATCCGCTCCTCTCGATACAGGCGCGACGAGCTCGGCCGTCGGGCCCGATCGATGCGGGATCCTGGTACTTCTCCGTACGCGAAAGCGAGGGAGCGATCGATGCGATCCGCTCCCTCGCGTTTGCCGTATGGGCGTCGCTCTCGCCGGATGCCGAGCCGGCGCAAGCAACAATCTTCTAGCGCTCCGCTCGCCGGCGAGCCTCGAGCTCGGCAAGCTTTGCGGCCGGCGATGGGCCCTCATGTACGCGGGCCCCGCGTGCTCCCGTGACAATCCTCCGGCCGCACGTATCGCAATGATCGCCGTGCGCGAGCCATCGCCAGCAATAGCTCGTCGGCGTTGCCGGCCGGCCGCATTCGGGAGCGCTCATCGCTTCGCAATCCTCTCGCTTCTCGGCTTACGTTGCCGTGAGCTAATGGTAGTCGATCGACGGAGATAGCGCTAACGGCACGTTTGGCACATTCGAGGGCCGAGCCGTTGCCGGCATCGTGCAAGATGCGTTCCGATGAGCGTGCTCGGCAATCTTCGATCGTGGCTCATGGGCCCGAGCGAGAGCGATCTCGGGGGACAGATCGAGCACGCGGTAGCGATGCGCGAGCTCGGGCTCACGGACTATCTCGGGATCCCGGCCGTCGCTCGTGCGAGGCAGCTCCTCGTCTCGCTCTTCGCCGAGCTCGAGCCGGAGGCGCTCCGAGACGGCTATCCGATGCTCGATCAACCGGCCGTGCTCCGTCGGCCGGCTCCGGAGATCACGCGGCAGGAATGGCTCACGCAGCTCGGCGGATCCCTCTTCGATCACGGTAACGCGGCGCTATGGCTCCCGAAGAGCGGCCGCAACGCGGCAGGGTATCCCGAGCTCGCTCCCGTGATCCCGTGGGATGAGCTCTCCGTCCGATGGGCCGACGCCTCGAAGATGACGCGGCTCGTCTCGTGGGCCGGCCGGGAGCTCGTGCCTGGTAGAGATGTGCTCCTCGTCTCGCTCGGGAGGAAAGCCGGCGAGCTCGTCGGCGTCTCGCCGCTCGAGAGCATCGCTCCCGCGCTCGCTCGGATCATCGCCGCGGAGATGTACGCCGGCGATTGGTTCGAGAATGGAGCCGTGCCATCCGTGACGCTCAAGTTTGATGGCGTGCTCACGGATGAAGCCGCGGCCGGCGTGAAGTCAAAGTACGTCGCCGCGCATCGGGATCATTCGCCGGCCGTGCTCCCGAAAGGATGGGATCTCCGAGAGGCGACGAGCGATCCGGAGAGCTCGCAGCTCCTCGAGACGCGCAAGCATGGAGCGCTCGAGGTTGCTCGAGGGCTCGGCATCTTTCCCGCGGAGCTCCTCCTCGCCGAGCTCGGCGGCTCCTCGCTCACGTATCAGAATGTCGCCGATGCGCTCATGACGCTTTGCCGCGTGACGCTGCAACCGGTCTATCTCGCTCCCGTCGAGGAGGCGCTCTCGGATCTCGTACCAGGCACGCAAGCCGTACGCATGAATACGAGCGAGCTCGAGCGGCTCGGCACGAGCGCTCGATGGAGCGCGTACGCGACAGGCATTGCGGCCGGCTTTGTCACGACGGATCAAGTTGATCGATGGGAGGGATGGAATCGAGCGGCTCCTCTCCCGATCCCTCCGAGCGCATCGCCGACGCCGGCCGCACCGGCCGCTATCGAGGTACCAGGATGAGCGAAGAGCTCGTAACGGGAGCCGCGTTCGATGCTCCCCTATCCGTGCGCTCCGAGAGCGAGCGGCTCATCGATCTCCGCATCCTCCCGTGGAATGAGATCGGCCAGACGCTCGAGGGCCGGGAGCGCGTCAAGCGCGGCGCGTTCCGAGGCGTGAAGCCGGAGGAGGTCTCGCTCGAGGCGATCGGGCCGCACGGCAATGATCCCGGCGTGCGTCTCGCCGGCCGTGCGATCTCGCTCGAGGATCGCGAAGACGGACAGTACGGCACGTTTCGAGTCTCGAAGACGGCCGCGGGAGACGAGCTCCTCGAGCTCGCACGGGATGGGGTCTATCGAGGAGCGTCGGCCGTCTTCGCTCCGATCACGAGCCGGATGGCTCCCGATGGAGTAACGGAAAGGATCGCCGCTCGCCTGGTGCGGGTGGGGATCGTGGAGCGCGGAGCCTATTCGGGAGCCGCGGTATTGGCCGTGAGATCGGCCGCGGAGGGCAATGGAATGACCGAAGAGCCGATCCCGACGCCGGATCCCGAGCCGGATCCCGTTCCGACGCCGGAGGCGCGCATCTCGCTCCTCTCGAGCATGGATGATCTCCGGCGAGATCTCGTGGGCCGGATGGCCGTGCTCGAGGCCGGAGGCTCGTCGCGCTCCTCGAGCTCCCCGGCGAGCAAGTACCGCACGTTCGGGGAGTACGTCGAGGCCGCGTACGTCGATCCCTCGCTCGCTCCGCTCATGGCTCGCGTGCTCGTGGATCAGATCACGAGCGAGAATCCCGGCGTCGTGCCTCCGGCATGGGTGCAAGAGATCGCCGGGATCCTCGCATTCCCGCGGCCGGCGATCACGGCATTCGGAGGGCCGAAGAGTCTCGGCGACTCGGGCATGGAGCTCGATTGGCCGTATCTCGATCCCGCGCTCGATCTCGATACCGTCGTGGCTCTGCAAGCGGCAGAGAAGACGGATATCGCCTCCGTCAAGGTGAAGATTCTCAAGGGCTCCGAACCGATCGCGACATACGCGGGCGGCTCGGACGTGAGCTATCAATTGATCCGCAGGAGCCGGCCGGCGTACAGGGAGGCGTATCTCCGGATCCTCGCGATCGCGTATGCGCGAGTGACGGAGGCCGCGTTCGAGGCCGCGCTCGAGGCCGGCGCAGGGGGCTCCGGCGTGCTCACGGCAACGGCCGATGCCGCGGCCGTGCGAGCGTTCCTCTTCTCCGCCTCGAGCAAGGTCGCCGCGGCGACGGGATCCCCGGCGACGTTCGATCTCGTGAGCTCGGCCGAATTCGCTCGGCTCGGCGGGTTGCCGGATCTCATGGCTCCGCAGTACGGCACGAACAACGTGCCAGGCACGACGAGCGCGGCAACGCTCGCGATCTCCGTCTCGGGGCTCCCGATCATCGAGGCTCCATTCCTCACAGGGAACACGCATCTCGTGAGCAACAGCTCCGCGGCCGGCTGGCACGAAGACGGGCCGTTTCCGATCTCGGCCGAGGACATCAGCAAGCTCGGCCAGAATGTGGCGCTCTGGGGGATGGGGACAACGGCGATCACGGTGCCGGCCGGGATCGTCAAGAGCACGCTCCTCATGGCGGATGACGCCTCGCGCAGCAAGCGCTAGAGCTCGTGGAATGGGTGACGGGAGCGGCGATCCTCGCGCAAGCCGGGAATGCCGCTCCTAGCGTCGGAGATGCCGATTGGGCCGATGCTTGCGCGTCGGCCGTCTCGGCCGGCTTCGATATGCGGCTCGTCGGGATCGTGCTCCTCGAGCCGCTCCCGGCGGAGCTCACGTGGGCGGCTCTCACGGCCGGCGTGGAGGCGTATAAGCGACGCGAGGCGACGTTTGGGCTCACGGGATACGTCGATCTACAGGGAGCGGCGATCCGGATCGCTCGCGACTATCTCGAGGCCGTCGCTCCGATCATCGCCCGGTATGCGACGGTAGGGATCGCGTGAGCACGCTCCTCGTCTCGAGGGGCGAGATCATCTCGGCTCTCGAGGCCGGAGGCGTGCGCGTTGCCGTGACGGGCCGGCTCACGGCTCCATGCGTGCTCATCGAGCCGGGAGATCCGTGGAGCGAATGGGGCCGCATGCCTGGTAGAAACGGCCGATGGCGGCTCTCGGCGATTGCCGGCAAGGCGGATAGCGAGGCCGCGCTTGCTGCGCTCGCCGATCTCATCGATGCGATTGATCTCGCGCTCAAAGCGCTCTATGGGATCCAGCTCCCGCAATGGAGCCGGCCGCTCGATCTCGAGCTCGGCGGCACGATCTACGCAGCAACGTTCGCGAACGTGACGTACGCGAGCTCATAGGAGGATCGATCGATGCCGTCGCCGCTCTATATGCGAGACGTAACGCTCAAGCTCAAGCTCTCGGCCGCGGGAACGTACGCCGAATTCAATTGCGACGTGAGCACGGCCGAGATCGTGCCGGCTCCCGGCGACGAGGTGACGTATTCCACGCTTTGCGCGGAGGGCTCGTATTCCTCGATCGGGAAGACAACGTACGCGCTCCATATCGTCGCCGCGCAACGCTGGGCGATCGATGGGCTCGCCGCGTTCCTCTGGGACAATGACGGCGAGCTCGCGACGTTCCAGTACCAGGCTCACGGCGACGGAGTGACGCCGACGGCCGATCTCCCTGGTATGAGCGGCGAGGTGCGGCTTATCGCCGGCACGTACGGAGGCGCGGTCGATTCATTCGCCGAGCTCGATGTCACGCTCCCGTGCTCGAGCAAGCCGACGAAGATTGTCGCCGCATTCCCGGCAACGGCGATGCTCGATGAGAGCAAGCTCTCGCGAGCCGATCGGGCGAATCTCGAGGCGGCAAAAGCCGCGGCGAGCTAGCAGGGTGGCGGCGAGCAAGGGCCGCGTGAAAGTCGAGGGAGTACGCGAGCTCCAGAAAGCGTTGCGGGATCTCTCGAGCGACGCGGCCGATCTCAAGCCGGCGCATCTCGCCGTGAGCTCGATGCTCGTGCCTGGTATCGGGATCCGATCGCCGAGACGCTCCGGCGATCTCGCCGCGGGATGGCTACCGGGAGCGACTAAGGGCCGAGCGAGGATCACGAGCAAGGTCGCCTATGCCGGCGTGATCGAGTACGGGCATCCTAAGCGCGGCATCGCCGCGGCTCGCATGGTGCGCGATACCGTTGATGCATCGGGGCCCGAGATCCTCGCGACGTACGAAGACGAGCTCGAGAAGCTCGCGCAGCGGATCGGATTCGATACGAAGTGACGGCATATCCCGAGGCTCGCCGCGTCGTGCTCACGCTCGCCGATCTCCGTCGGCTCACGGTCCTCGAGCGAGCTCGTGCGAGCGCGATCGTCGGGATCGCCGAGAGCGAGATCGCCGAGCTCCTCCGTACGATCGGGAGGCGCGACGGCTCTCCCGACGAGCTCGAGCGAGGCGTGCTCTTGCTCTATGCGCTCGCGTACCAGCTCGAGCGGCGCATCGATCCGGCGCTCTCGTGGGAGGATGCGCAAGCGTTCGATCTCGCGCTCGATCTCGATGCGAATGCGAGCGATGCGATCGCCGAGGCCGAGGCGCTCGCGAGTGTCGAGACGGCAATCGCTACGGGGCTCTCGCCGGCCGACGCCGGAGAGCTCACGCTCGCGCAGCTCGATGCGTATCGCACGGTACGAGCCGAGCAAGCGGCACGCGTTCCTCGAGCTCGGCGAGCGAGGGTACGCCGATGAGCATCGCGCTCGTTGTCGAGATCCTGGGGGATGCGAGCAAGCTCGCGAGCTCCGTCGATGGCGCGACGAAGAGCACGAATGGGCTCATGGGCTCGCTCGGCGGAACGGCGATCAAAGCCGCGGCATTCGCCGGCGCGGCAGGGATCGCGATCGGCGCAATCGCCGGCATGACGCAAGCCGCGGCCGAGGATCGCGACGAGCAAGCAAAGCTCGAGCAAGCAATCCTCGCCGCGGGAGCGGCGACGGCGACGAGCAATGCGGAGATCGAAGAGGCGATCGCGCTCGGCCAGGCAAAGGCTTTCTCGGATAGCGAGAGCCGGGAGGCTCTGCAATCGCTCGTGACGGCAACGGGAGACGTGACGAGCGCGACGGGGCTCCTCGCGCAAGCGCAAGATATCGCTCGCCTCGCGAACGTCGATCTAGCGACGGCCGCGGATGCCGTCGCGAAAGCGCAAGCCGGACAGGCTGGACCGCTCGAGAAGCTCATCCCTGGTATGACGAAAGGGGCGAGCGCGACGGATGCGCTCGCCGAGGCGACGGCGCTCGCCGCGGGTCAAGCCGATCTATACGCGAAGAGCTCCGAGGGAATGCAGAAGAGGGCCGGCGACTCGCTCGGCGAGCTCTCGGAGACGATCGGATCCGTCTTCCTCCCGATCCTCGATGCGATCATCCCGGCTCTCCTCCCGATCCTCGAGGCATTCGGAACGCTCGTGAAAGCGCTCCTCCCGATCCTTATTCCGTTGATCCAGCTCCTCGCGAAATACATCGGCTTTCTCGCCGGCGTGCTCTCAACCGTTGTCGGATGGCTCGCAAAGCTCGTCGGGTGGGTCGCCGACGCGATCGGCTCCGTCGGGCGATTCCTCGATGCGCTCAATCCGCTTAAAGACTTCAAGATGCCGAGCCTCCCGTTCCTCTCGAGCTCGAGCTCGAGCGCGAGCGGCACGCCGACGGCGAGCACGCGTGCCGGCGAGGGAGTCTCGAGCGCGTTCGCGCCGACGATCAACGTGTATACGACGGGCGACGGCATCGAGGCAGAGCAAGCCGTTGTACGCGCTCTCCGTCGCGTTACCAGGATCAACGGAGGCGTGATCCCGGCTCGGGGGTGGACGGGAGCCGGATGATCTCGATCGGGCCGGGAGCCGAGAGCGTTCGCATCCTGCTATGGGCGGCGAATGCCTCCGGCGGCCGATGGGATGAGGCGACGTGGGACGGGAGCACGTGGAGCTCGCCGGGATGGCAGAGCGTCGGATGCGACGTTGCCGCGGCGACGTACAAATGGGGAGCCTCGCAAGAGAGCGGGATCCTCTCCGTCGCCGAGGCCGGCGAGCTCGATCTCGAGACGATCGATCCGGCACGCAATCTCGATCCGCTCAATGCCTCCTCTCCGTACTACGGAGCCGTCAAGCCTGGTACGCCGATCCGGATCGTCGGCGACGTACCGGGCGAGGTAGTCGCCGCAACGGCATACATCGATGTAGCGAGCTACTCGCTCGGAGCCGGCCGCGGGAGGATCCGTGCCGTCGATGGGATCGCGTACGCATCGCAAGCGCAAGTACCGGAGGGAACGTCGCTCCCGAATACGCTCCGAGCTCGCACGCGTGCCGTGATCGCCGCGGCCGGCCTAGGCTCCCTGGTGCCGGTAGAGCCGGAGGCCGCGGAGGATCCGGACGTGGATCCTCCCGTGGCTCCGTTCGATGGCAAAGCCGCTCCGGCGTGGGCGATCATCTCGGCCGCGGCGCAAGACGCGCTCGTGTACGTATGGGCCGATCCCGAGGGCATGCTCCGTTTCCGCTCATGGGGAGCGTTTCCCGATGCTCCGCTCTCGATCGGCTGTCCTCCTCCCGACGCCGATCCCGAAGACGTTTGGCTCGAGGGCATCGCGAGCCTCGAGCATCTCGCCGCGGCGGATGCAATTCGGAATAGCGTTCGAGCGGAGAGCTCCGTTGGCGTATGGGCTCCGGCGATCACGGATGCCGTGAGCGTCGCGAGGTACGGGCCGCGGCCGTTTGACGTGCAACGCGTCGTGCCGGATCGAGCAACGTGGGCCGGGAGGATCCTCGCCGATCGAGGCGATGCGGGGCTCGAGATCGTCGCCGGCGAGGTTCGCCCGTACGATCAAGCGCAGCTCGCCGCGCTCCTCGATATGCGGCATCGGGGCCCGTCGATCGTGCGCGTACGGGATGACGAGCACGGCGAGCTCATCGATCTCGATCTCGGCACGATCGGGAGCACGGTCGGGATCACGCCGGCCGGCTGGCGTTGGCGCATGGTAACGATGCTCTCCCGCGTGGAATGGGATGCCATCGATCCCGAGCCTCCCGAGCCTCCGATCCCTCCTCCGGATCCGTTCCATACGGAGACGCGAACCTATATCGCGACGAGCGATGCGCTTCTCGCGCTCACGAGCGGAGGCGCGAAGTACGGAGCCGGCGCAGCAACGTCGCTCCCGTTCGGCACGTGGAGTGGCTGGACGTATCGGAGCCTGGTGCAATTCCCGTCGATCCCGTGGACGAACGTGCGAGCCGTGAAGAGCGCGACGCTCAAGCTCACGACGAGCACGCAAGTACGGATCGGGTTCGGGAGCTCGCCGAAGAGCCAGCTCCGGAGGATCACGGGATCGTGGAGCGCGGGATCCTCGAGCTCTCCCTCGAGCGGCAATGCCGTTGTGTGGCCAGGGCCGACAACAACAACAACGGGAGCCGTAACGGGATCATTCGGCACGGCGCAGAGCGCGAGCAAGAGCGTTCGCGTGGATGCGATCGCTCGAGCATGGGCTCCGGCGTCGATCGGCGGCTCGGGAGCCGCGCAACGTGGGATCGCGCTCTATGAGTATTCGAGCTCGGGAGGCAATACCGGCGAGGTATGGCCAGTCGAGCAAGGCGGAGCCGCACGGCCGACGCTCGAGCTCGTGCTCGAGGTCTACGATTGATCGAGGAGGCGAGATGACAGTACCGGCGAGGCCGACGAGCGGCGTACCGATCGAGACGGCATGGGGACAGGTCGCGCATGACGCCGCGGTCGCGATGGACATACAAGCCGGATACGTGGACATCACGGTTTCTAGCGCGACGATCGCCGCCGCCGCGGTCACGTTCGCCCGCCCGTTCGCGACGATCCCGACGATCGTCGTCGCCGTTGGCGGCGCGACGGCGGGCACGACCGGCGGCAACCCATGGAACGCGGGATTCACGCAACCGACCGCGGCCGGATTCAACATGCGCATGCATAACGCGGTCGCCGCGAGTGTCACGAATCTCCGATGCCATTGGATCGCCTACGGGCCGAGAGCGTGATCCCGTGGACACGCTACCCACGATCAAGCGGATACTCGCCGTCGCGGCGCTAATCCTCGCCGTCGCATCGTTCGCCGGCCTAGGGCCGACGCTCCTCGCGCTCGCGATCATCGCGCTTGCGCTCGCCGTGGTGCTATGAGGGTGCTCGGGCTCGTGCTCGCCGGCATCTCGGGA